CCATATAACTATCATGTTTTTCTGCTGAATGAATATATTGACTAGGAGAAAAATCTGGTGGACCTTCGCCAACACGCCATAAAGCAGGGTTTGTAGCCCTTACTCTATTATTAGGTAAAGCTACAAAATTACCAGTATATTCACCAGCGTCTGTTAAATATAACACATGTGACTGCTTATGTTGAGCAGAATCATCAGCAATACTATTTTCTGTATAGTCAACGGTAAACATATAAGTACCTGTATAAAACTCACCGCCTATTTTGCATATCCAGGGAGATGAACTCACTCTGTCCATAATAACAACAGAATGATGATGACTAAGACAGTCCCAAGGCTGCGCTAAATGGTCCTCCATAGGTTTAGGCCAATCTGGAAATGTTATATCTGCTACAAGAGCTTCTATTGGCATTCTAGCCCACATTGCACCGCCGTGTATGTTTTCATCTGGATAACCTTCTAAGTCTGTTTCACAGCCAGTAAAAACCACTTGAAAAGACAAAGAACGGTCAGGTATTGTGTTAACAGCAATAGCTAATGCATGCAAATATTCACCATGATATTTTTGATGATTAGCAGTAAATTCTTTTCTTACCCAACATTTAAACTGAGGTATAT